CACACATCCTTAGTGTGAAGTTCAGCTTTAATGGCATCCTGCCAAGTAAAGCTGTGATTACCAACCACTTCCTTGTCTTCAAGAAAGTCGACTGAGCACTCTGTTGGTGTCAGGACTTTGACCCGATAGTTATACCTAGGTCGTGATTTTTTAATCAGTGCTGCAATGAAGTTTGCAGAAAATGTGGGTGTGCCCTGGATTAGTTGTATAGCTTTCAATGATGCTGCCGCTCCTAATCCTAATTCCCTACCAACCTGTATTCGCACCATCGCACTAGCAGCATCTTTTACATCTTTGTAGATACCGGACTTTACAGCAGCTACAGCAAACCGCTCCATGTCTGACACACTGTTAAATGTGTCAGCAACAACAACATTACTCATCAGATGACTCCTCGTTAGAGTTAGGTGGATCTCCAGCGGCGATATATTCACAGCTAGAGTAATGAACAAACACAATTTGCATCTTGCCTATAGCTGCGCCGTCTGTGCGCGAGACATATAATGGATCGTCTAGTTTGACTAGGTATCCCATTGAGGTTGATTCGCCGTAGTAGTATGGAAGTAAAGGGCTACAGATTAATCCATGTAAAACATTCTCAGGATCATTTTGTCCGTAGCCCCAGACATGCACCCTGGAGTACAAGGGATAGAACTCACAGGTATCTACAGGTTCCCTAGGCTCCTCCTTCCATTCACCAGTATCAGGTATAGTTTCTTTAATCTTCGACATTAGTATTCTCCCATAAAGTAGTAAGGATCGTCACTGTTATCATCGTGCTCTGAGTCTTCTGAGGATGCCTCGAAAGCATCCTCAGCACTATCATCTTCATGTTGTTGGTATTCTCTAGGGTCTTCACCATGATCGTACTGATCTAGGTCGTAGTCATTCCAATCTGGACTAGACATTGGCATTCTCCTCTGCGTAGATTTTTTCAATTAGTTCTGCAATCTTGCGATTACACTCTTGATCACACCATTCCAAAGACAGAATTGTTTCTTCAAACCAATTGCCAATGATCGGGGGGTACACTGTGTAGCCGTGCACCATTTTACAGTCGTATGTTTTGACTTGAATTTTAAGTTCTACATGCAGGTTAATTTTGGTTTGCGTAGACAACACTTTAAAGTTTCTAGCTTCACCCAACTTCATGAGCATGTGAAAGAAACGATCCCACTGAGTAACTTCCTTGTTATATAAGTCAAACTTTTCCATGCAGTGAACAACATAATCAGAAACATGATACTTTACTGACATGACCAATCTCCCCTCAAAGATTTGTAACTGCGATCCACAGTAGATTGCATATATTCGTTCTACAATCTGCTAATGCAGACTGCAAGCTCAGCTTAATAAAAATTCCAAAGTATTTTTTATATTTGCCGTAACTCAGTTGCAGACATGCCCTTAAATCCGTATAATATTTTTAGGAAGTGCTGTTGGTCTAACAAAAGGAGTCGTAATGGTTACTAAACCCGCCCCAGCGGAGGATGAACCCACAGAAACCACAACTGTGCGTGTTAATCGTAAAACTTTGAGGCTTATGCAGATCATAAGTGCGTGGAAAAATTGTACTCTTTGTGAGTATGTCGATCACCTGGTCCGCACACAGGGGCAAAAAGATATTGAAGAAATGAAAAAAGGAGTTTCAAATCTGTAGCTATAGCTAGTTTAGAGTATTAGTTATTTTCTTTTAAGAAAATAACTAATACTTAGCTATATCTATAAGTAGATAAGTGTTAGTAGTATATATAGTATATAAAAGCAAATTGTATGCCAAACCTATACCTCGAAGGTATAAATTTAAAAAGTCATTACACTAAGTGTTTTTTTTCTTTCACTTTTCCCCTGCTTTTCTCTTTCCCTAGTAGCTCAGGGGATAGAGCATCGGTTTCCTAAATCGAGGGTCGCTGGTTCGATTCCAGCCGGGCGCACTAGGGTTTTAGGCTTTTTTCTTAGATGAAACTATACCCGCTGGGGTATAGAAAGCTGTTACAGAGTCATCTAAAACATAGTGATCGTAGATTTTTAAGGTTGTAGTTGGGCTTGTGTGACCTAGCCTAGCAGCTACCATGCGTACATCGCATACACCGAGTAAAAATGTTGCGTTTGTATGCCTTAAATCATGTATCCGCAGTGGGGTACCAAACTTTTTAACTAATGGCGCCCACCATCTACGCAGGTTCCACCTGGATACTCTAAAACCCTCTGGTGAGGTAAAGATAGGTAGCTTGCTATCCTTAGGCCTTAATTGCGTCAAAATTTGATTTAAGTTGTCAGATAGAGTTACTTTCCGATTTCCTTTAGAAGTCTTAACCTGCGTTGTTTTAGAGGCCTTATTGTTTTGATTATAGGCCTTGTTAATTACTATCTTTCCGTTCTGAAAATCGCCCCAATTTAGCCCAAGTGCTTCACCTAGCCTGCAACCTGTATCAAGCAAGAAAAGTAGTAGGGAATGATAGTGCGTAGGACTTGACAACTTTATTAACTTTGCTACCTCCTGTTGCGTTAAAGCGCGTCCAGGTTGATGAATGTGTTTTGGTGTAATGTCGTAAGGTGGCACAACACCAGCTACCTTACACAAGGTAAGTAGTCGTTTAATAAGCCTATACGCCTTAGCTGTTGAATACTTTTTGTTAATTATAGACGCAGTGAGTGATACTGTGTCTGTGGTTAATTGATCTGAAATAATGCATTCTTTTAAAGATGCAATTTCTTGTTTGTATCGCGCAAGGGATGTGTATCTTACATTTCTAGACTGTAAAAATTTATTCATGATGTCAGAAAAACTATGTACTTTTTCTGACACGGAGGTCTGAGGCATTAAAGCCTCAGCCTCCTCTCGTGTGCTGTGGTACGAGCGTCGTTTTTTACCTTTGTGGCTAGTTTGAAAAGCCCAAAGTTTATGTAATTTATCCCAAAATACTGTAGCCATAAGTTGGCTATACAATAACCAGACTTTACGAGTCAAGGTCAAAAACACCGTATAGCAAATACCTATAAAAATAGGCTTTTGCTGTTTGATCACGAAACTAATTTCGTGATCAAATTACATATCAAGACGCATAGTTGTACCGTTTACATAAAAGCCAAATGTTGAATAATACTTTTCTAAAGATGGTGCACAATCTAATATTATTTTAAAACAACCCTTGTTGTGACAGTAGTTAATTGCATGTCGCATTAATTGCCTGCCTATGCCTTTACTTCTCCAAGCTTCCGCAACAATAAAGTCATCTACAAACGCATAGGGAAGTCTATAAATCATTTTATCTACTAAGTGCACTGTAATACTCCCTAATGGTTTTCCACAGTCACTGAAATATAAAAAAGTAGGACAGGTGCCAGTGAAGGCCCTGTCCAAGTAGCACCTTTTCATTTCCTCTAAAGTCGTAAACACAGGTGCGAATTCATTTAGAAGATCTAAGTAATGTTGGTCTAGATCATGTAGGTCGAGCCTTCTGATGTTCGAGTGATTGGACAAATGATAGCTCCTTTAAGAAGAGTTCTTTAATATATCCCTCGTTCGGACGCATCTCTACCAAGGCTAGCCTTTCATGTGGTTTAAACTTTTCAGCATCTGAGTAGGACACATAGTGTGCTACTTTTGCCCCAGTTACACCTAGTTGATGTTGTACTTGGGGGTAGTAATACTTCGGAATCCATCCTCTCAGAGCTTCTGAGTGTGCCCTGTCGTTAGGACATTTAATCTCTACAATCAATCGACCATCCTTGGTAATACCGTCTAAGCTTGCCATAAACCAAGGGTAGGATTCGTGCTCTACGCAAGCTGGTTCCACCTTTAGTCCTGTCAGGTCTTCGTACATTTCGCGCACAATAGGCTCTAGGCGCTTGCCTCTAGCCATTCGCTCGTTTTCGTACTGTTCGGATACTGTGCCTAGTTTTCTATCCCTTAGTTCGTCTGGTTTGCACCAAGGGTTAGAACCCATTAGTACAGCCGCATCAGAACCACCTACCCCTCCCTGTCTCCATTTCAACCATTCTGCACCGCTCTGATCTAGAGTCACATACTTGCAATTCAACATGCTTGTTGTCCTCAGTGTGATGTAGCGGTAGTTCCAGTTCTGCACGAATTTGCATTACCCTGATTTTCTCAGGTGAACCGGGTGGATATACCGTAGGCAGGTACGGGTCTATTGTACCATGCCAGTCATACACACGCCTAGACTGCATTGTTAAAATACCAAGATCCATCTTTACGCCTGCTCATTTTAACCTTGTTTTCTGAGGGTGGAATTAGAGAGTGTATATGTTCTGCAATAGCCTTAGCCACCTGAGGCCTTGTGCGTGATCTGTCTGTACCTCTTTGCGCGGATGGTGCTTCCTTGGGGTACACTTTTCCATTTTTACCACGGATCTGATTGTTCCAAAGACCATTGGCAGGCTTAGGCACAACTTGTGTAGGCTTTAATGGTGGCACATTGCGAGTGTGAAACATAGTCCTCTTAGACTCTTGCACACCGTGATGATATGGCTGTATAGAGAAGGTTGGTTTCTCACCTATTATCTTCGCAGCGTGTCCGTGCATTACTGGGTTTTCTAACATCACCCTGGATGCGTGTGGTGTGTTCAATAGGCGTTTGAAATCTTCAGCATCTCTTTGCATGTCTTGCATTCTAGTAGGGTAGGCTAGAGTACCGTCTGGTCTTTGCTGAGTTAGCCTGCTAACTGAACTGTTAGCCATGTTTGTGCAGGTAGGGTGACCTAGAAGTAAATCCCAATGGTGCTTACCATCTAGTAGATCCCAATAGTTGCCCTGGTAATGATTTGTCTGATCAACCTCGTTAGGTTTAAAATCAGCAGTGGTGACATGGTGTCCCAGCGCACGCAGGTGCGATGCAACACCATTACTACATTCACCAGCTATAAGTACTCTTCCCATGCTTAGGCCACATTCTTTAGTGCGTTTCGCAGTCCATATGCAGCTAGTGCTGCTAAAAATGACTGATACGCCTGTTCAACATGACCTTCTGAGAGTTGGTATATTGCTAGTCCTATTAACCCAGCGCACGCAAGATATGTTTTGTATCCTTCAAACATTAAACACCTCCTTTTAGTTTTTTAAGTTCTTCTTCCACATCGATTTGTTTTGATTCTTTAGCCTTTTGTGCAATTAGCTTTCGCACAGCGTCTAAGATCGGATGGTCTTTAGGCCTACAAGTTTCCCGCGCAATCCAACCACCTGCAAATCCAGCTAATGCAATCGCAATAGTTAAAATGCTCATTGTTCATCACTCCTTCTGAAAAAAAATACAGCCAAAACAAGGGTTATAACGATAACAAACACCAACAGAGATCCTTCAAGAGTACCTCTGAGATCTGGATCACCCCCTCTCCTATAGTTAGGGTCTACCTTCCTTAGTGCTGCCGCCAAACCTACCGCGCCATCCTTGTAGTCGTTTTGTTTGTGTAGAACTGTGCCATCAGGAGATTGCACATAAATTGCAACTTCCCCAGTAAGTTCAAATCCAATATCTGCTACAGCCCAGTGACTAGGGGGATAGTCTTGAACCACAGTAAAACTTTTAAAATCACTAAGAGCTGGGTCATTAAATAGATCGTCTCGAACCCTTTTTCTAATTGCATCAGGCCCAATGACAGTGAGTCTTAAAAACTCACTGTCATCAGGTATGTCCTGTGTGCCCATTAGTGAAAGTGCACTTTCTTTAGTAATAGCCCTACCGTTGTGATAGTAGGATTCTGGCTTTCCTTTAAGCTCTGATAAATCAATTCCATAATTAAGAATCTTTTTTGTAGGAAATAGGTCTAAATATTTTTGAGGTACTGGCGTAGGCAGTGTAGATTCTTTAAATTCACCTTTTGAATCTATCTCTAGGTAAACTCGTTCTGGCACTTTAAACACACCTACCTGTAGATTGTCCTGGTATAGTGCCACCTGACGCGCATCGTCAGTGGGAACCCAGCTAAAGTCTAAGAACATGAAAACAGCAAATAGTAAGTTCATACTAGCTCCTAGTGTGGTACAGGTGGTGGGGGTGGTGCGAGCCATACAAAGGCCCAACCGTTACTATCATTAGTCCATCGAGTTTTAAATTCTTCTGGAGTCATCCATATTAGTTCCCCCGCAGTGCCGTTATTATCCCAAATGCAAGCCCATTTATCATCTAGGTGAGCCAAACACACCATGTGGGCGATTGTGCCAGAATATCGCACTTTATCGCGCCCTGAGTAGGTCACAGCAGGGAACCTACCTGTCTTAAGTGCTAGTTTAAGCAGGTCTAGTTCTTTACCCTCGTATTGCACATATTCAGGTGTGCTAATCTTTTGTGCCTGAGAGTACTCTTTTAGCTGCTTATCGACTTTAGAGGGGTATCCTCCACCTGGCTTATTGGCACACCAGTTTCTTAGGCCACGCACCTGCTCTAGATTCTGCCATCTGCCTGCCATTTCTATAGAAGACATTACACACATACCCGCACCATCCACATGAGATCCAATATTGCTAATGTGCTGTGTTAAAGGGTAGTCAATCTGTAGTGGTGTTGAACCGTCAGGCGCGATAGAACCGCCTAGAGTAATAGACTCAACTGAGCCTTCTAGGTCTGTGCCCCAGGGCCTTTTAGGCTTAGGTTCGTCTGGTTTAATTGGTACTGGTGTTGGTGCTACTTTTGGCTTAAGCAGTGGAATAGGGTCAAACTTCATTCGTCCAAAATATACTTCGTTGGCTGTGATAAGCCCAACAGCTAAAATTAGCATTCCTATCACTTTATTCATGATGCTCTCCTGTTAGTTAAGAGGAACAACACAAAGAACGCAACGCCCCCCATAGTCACACCGTCCTTAAAACCCCACCAATATATTCTATCAATAGTCCACTTTAAAGGTAGTAAAATATCCTCTAAAAGTTCAATTGGGGGTAAGTCTTGTGGGGTCATATTCGCTCCATTTCCCTAAGGGGCATTTTTCAGTAATCCAGCTAGTTTTAGGTTTTAAAAAACAGCCACAAACTCCGCATTTTTCGTCTTTTTTAAATTCACAGTTTGCACATATATGAAGCCTATCTTCATGCACTTCTAAAGGTACTCTTTTGCACCCTGAGAAACCCCAACTTGTAACAGAGGATATTAAAGAGCTAGCTTGTTCTAACATAGGTGGAACTTGTATTGGCTCGTCATTATCCCAAGCTGCCCTTACCCTTGTGTTATGGTGGTAATGCCAACAAAGTTGGCACTGTGTGTTATCCCAAGTGCTATTAGGAATTACATTATTACATGTGCAAGGTCTTGACATTAGCTACATGCTCCTACTGTAATTGTTGGTGCAGGGGCAGTACCATTACCATAAACAATCCATCCAGTTAAAGGTAGTGTAGTAGAACTACCGGATGCGTAATAACCAACATCAGAACTATAAAAAACCCATTCGCTGTATTCGCTATCAAAATAAATTGCTATAGAAGGGCTTCCTGTTTTTTGATAATTTCCGTTATCTAAGATTTCATATGTGCCGTTGTAAGTTGTAGTGCCAGCACCTGCCACGCAAACATTATTTAGGTAGGTGTAAAGTGTATTAGCAGGATTTGTACCATTTGGTGTGGTAACTAAAACGCTTGCATTTCCAGTAGTTCCGGCCGGAGTCTTGGCGGTAATGGTAGTTGCATTAACCACAGTAACATTAGTTGCAGCAACACCCCCAATAGTAACAGAAGTTGCCCCAGTAAATTTAAATCCTGTTATTGTTATTGACCTATTGCCAGCAATAGAACCACTAGTAGGGCTAACAGATGTAACAAAAGGTGCAGTTGTACAATCACCGCCAGTTATTGTTGGTGCTGGGGATGCACCAGAAATAACACTCCAAGTTGCTAGAATTGGATTCAATTGGTAATTATTTCCACCATAAAGAGTAGAATTCCCACTTATGAGCCTAAATCTGTCGCTGTCGTAATCATAATAAAAATATGTAGTAGGGCTTCCAACTTTTTCCCACCCACCAGAATTAAAACCAATGCTTGCATTATAAGTATAAACTCCATTTGCTGCTGAAGTACCTGCACCAGAAACGCAACGAGGGTCTATTAAAGTTACCGGAGTTTCGTAAGTAAACAATGTGTTAGCTGCATTAGTACCACCTGAAGTTGTAACTAACACACTTGCAGTTCCAGCAGTTTTAGCTGCTGTAGTTGCTGTAATACTTGTTGAGCTAACAACAACAAGATTAGTAACTGCAACACCACCTATAGTTACAGCAGTTGCACCTGTTAAATTAGTTCCAGTTATTGTTACACTTGTTCCACCTGCCGTAGTGCCTGTGGTTGGTGAAATTGATGTGACCGTTGGCGTAGGTGTTGGGGTTGGAGTAGGTGTGGGTGTTGGAGACATACAATACCTGTGCCATGCGTAGCTGTTCCAATACCATGCTCTACCTGCAAAGCTGTAAATGTCGTTTGTTGCTTTTGTAGTTGGGAAAAAGAATGGGCCTGTGTTTGTGTTTGCTGGTGCTAAACATGGGCTTAGTGTTGATGTTGGAGTTGGACTAGGTGTTGGTGTAGGTGTAGGAGTTGGTGTAGGTGATGTACAAGATCCTGAAACTATTGTTGGGGCTGGTGCATGACTACTATTTACCACATTCCAACCAGTAAGTGGGGGAGTAGCAGAATTTCCAAAATTAACATGTGAGTATGAGTTTCCACCTCCACTTATATTATTATAAATAAGCCAACCCCCGCCACTCGACCGAGCAATTCTTAAATTAGTTTGTCCAACTTTTTCAAACTCTACTGTCGCCCCAGATGATGGGGTTATTCTAACATATGTTCCATTGAACCAATTTGCCCCAGCACCAGAAACACAATAATTATTTGCAATGCACTCTGTGTGGTATAGCGTAGGTGTTCCTGTGCCATACGCTGCTGTCCACCCTGTAAGAGGTACCGCACTCTGCTGCCCTGTGGTGTTGCTATATAACCAAAAATTACCTTCTTTTATAACCCACCTAGAGGCATCCCATTCTATTGTAATATTAGGATCAGCTAAGTTTTCGTAAACTCCATTATTTAAAGTGTACGATCCGTTAGCTCTACTCGCACCAGCATCACTGACGCAATAATTATCTCCTTGTAATGCAAGTGTTGGCTCTACAATAACGGTAAAGAATAATATTGTGGATGGCCCTCGAAACTCTACAATGTATGTTCCTGCTGGGGTTGAATTAAAATTTAGTGTGTAGTCTGTGCTGCCCTCGTTGCAGTCTAGCTCTATGAAATCAAATAAAAAGTATCGAGTTGAATCTTCTGGCCCGCCCCCTAAAGCAAATGCAAAAGTTCCGTCATTATAGCCGTGGCCAGATATTGGGCTTCCTGTTATTCCATAACTGCTAGCGTTAGTAGGTGCTGGACCTTGATGAGTTTGTTGAAAGTTTGTACTTCTTATATTAACAACACTTATACCTCTTATATAAAAATTTAAAGATTTATTTGGGGCACTACGAACTTTTACAGATGTATCAGATACTTGCGTACCTCTAGCGTCTTTATATACAGCATCGTAAAAACAAGTCATATTAAATATCCTTAATTATTAAACTGCACCCAAGCTGTTTGGTAGTATGTGTATAAAACAGCATCTGTGGTGTTAACCCATCGATCCCCTTGAGCAGGTGATGTTGGTGCTGTTGCACTTGATGTAAATGTTCCTGATCCACTCCCCCCGCCACTAGTACTAATAAGAACAGGTGTTCCCGTTTGATCTGCAACCCATAACTGCTTATCTGGAATATTAATAGCTATCTCAAAAGGTACTAAATCTCCAGAAACAGGAAAATCGCCTGCAACTAAGCTTCTTCTAGGTTTTATTATGTCTAAATATTGAAGATTTAAATTAAGTGTTGCGGGTGTCATTCCTTGAGAAGAGAATGTCACTACTGCATTAGCGCCACCTGAAAAAGTTAACTGTGTAAATATTGCAAAACCACCAGAGGCGCTTTGTAGTGTCGTTGTACCGCTTAAGGTAGCTCCTACTGCTGTTGCTACAATTGAAATACCCTCTAAAGGTATGTCATTGTTTGACGCATCTCTAAATTGCACTTTTACAGGTATCTGCATCACACGGTTTAATACCGTAGTCGTTGGTACAGGTGATGATGTTATAACTAACTTAGAAGCGTTAGAAATTGAAAATGTTATTGAAGACACAACATTTAAATTAGTCGTAACGAAAGATAGAGACGCAGGTGTAATATCTAATGTGCTATTTGCGGAATCTGGTACAAATCCCACATTAGTAAATGTTGCTACACCATTTACAAACGGTATTGATAGTGTACCGCTTAAGTTATAACCAGCATTACCAGCACCCTCAACAACTAGAACCGTACCAACATACGCAGTATCTACGGTGAATGCGTTAGTAACCGTATCTAAATTACCAACCTGAATAACAGGTTGTGTGCTTAGTGTAGCGTTATACCGTGCGCCCTGGGGCTGTGTCAGTATTTTAAGTGCTTTAATAATTGCCATTAGTAGCTACCTCCGTCTATTACCAAACCAGCCGATGCGTTAGTTGGTGCACCTGATGTTCCAGGTTGCCACCTGTTGTTGGCTGTGTTCCATACTAGGGCTTGACCATCTACAGCATTATTACGCCCTAATAGGAGTTGTAATGTGTTCATATTGTACTCCAGAGGGTAAACAGGTGTCAACACTTCTAGGTTGTCCTGTGGCCTCCACTCCTTTGCTGTGTCATCCCAACCTAAAACCTGCCTGTCTGTTGCACCAGCTTGTGCTATTTTTAAAACACTTCCTGTGGACTGATAGTTAAGAGGTAAAACAGGATTTAGTGCTATAGAACCACTACTGCCGGATCCTCCAGATCCGCCAGTTCCACTAGTGTAGTCTTCTATTTTTTGATAAGTGTTTCCATCACTCCACCAACTCTTGTTAGGTGCTAATTCGCCGTCAAAAAGATAACCTTGTAAATTGCTTGATGTAGGAGGCCCAAAACCTAATTTTATGCGAATAGTTTTTGCACTGCTGTTGTAAAGACAGATTTGTTTTATAATTGTAGAGTTAGGTGATGCAGAGGTTGGTAACTTGTAAATTGATGTGTTACCTGCGCCTGTGATTACCTTCTGTGTTAGTGTCTCCGTTATTCCCCAAGTAGTGTCTCCAGTAATTCCGTGGGAGACAGTCACATGCACAGCGTCTGAACTGTTTAGAGTCTGTGTGCCTGTTGGTGCGGTTACTATGGATATTTCATCCATATTTTGATTGTCTAAAACAATTACGGAAGGGTAGCTAAGTAGAAACGCTTCAGATAATCTCCACACCTTTTCAGGTGCTAAGTTAAGGTCTATTAGGCATGTGTCTTTGTAGTTATCAGGATTATCTTTTTGTCCTGTTGATGTTCCTGTTGGCAAAGTTAAATCTGTGTAGCTACGAATTCTTAAGCTATACACTTGCGAGGTTAGCGCGTTGTTGTATAGGTAAATCTCTCGCACAATTCTTGTCTTTTCTGTAGTGTGCTCAACAAGAGTATTTACATTGTTCTGCGAGGGTTGGCTGTAGAAAATACGCTCGTAGTTTTCTTCTCCTATAGACCCAGGGTACAAATTAGAATTTTTTACAAATTCCATCAAATGTGTGGTTGCCGTAACATTGCACGCAACACCTTGTGATTGAACATATAGCCTAGATTTATTGTTTAAAATTATTGTTTTCATATGCCAAAAAAGCTCCTTCTTTGGGATGCGTTGTTAGATACAGGTCTAAGCCTTAATTGATTAAGACTGTCTAAATAAAACACACCTAAAGCCCCTAAATCTAAAGCTAAATGTGGGCTTGTGGATGTTCCAATATTTTTTAATACTAGGCCTGTGCCTGTGGTAGTTTTTACAGCTAGTGTTGGGTTTTGTGTTGTGCCTGTGTTGAACAAACCGCCATTTATATCGGATAAAGCTGGATTAGGTGAAACACCTGCTGGTCCCTGTGGCCCTGTGCTTCCTATAGATCCTGAAGGCCCGCGCAAATTTCTAGGAGTTCCCCAAGGGTCAGTCGTATTAGTGGTTTTAGGCCCAAACAAAAAACTACCAACATATTCACCTAAGGAGGTGTTTAGTTCTGTAATATGAAAATCACCTACAGCACCTAAAGATGAAGATGGGTCGGGCGGTATAGATAAATTTGAATTTACTACAGCACTGTGGATAATTTGACCTGCCTGAGGTCCTTGAACCCCCTGTGCGCCTGTGTCACCTTTTAAACCTTGTAAACCAGCGGTTCCCTTTAGTTCTATAAATGTGGAAGGCCATGCGCCGCTAACCTTAGGTCCGTACCACCGTACACTTGATGCGCCGTTTACAATTAAGAAATCGCCGTTGTTCCCAAGGTAGTTGTAGTCTGTAGATGGTGGCATTGTAGCCCCAACAAAATCTACTTTACGAATTAGATTTTGTGTGGAATTTCCTTGTGGACCCATTGGCCCTATTAAACCTTGTACTCCCTGAACTCCCTGACTTCCAGCAGCACCTGTAGGTCCAGCAGGCCCAACTAAATTTACAGGAGCTTGAATAGTAGTCCATTTGTTGTTTAAACAACCGCTACACTTTGGACCGTACAAATAGTGTCCTACAGTGTCGATGTAGAAATCACCAGATCTTCCAAAACCCTGTTCTGGTACACCTTCACCCCACAGTATGGTTGGTCTAGAGTGGTCGTAGGGTGTTCCTGCAACCCAATTAACACCATCATAAATCAACACATTACCCGATTGTGCGTTAACACTAAACGAAAGTGTCTTATCTGTAGAATTCCAGAATAGTGGTTGATTAGCAGTTATATCAGCAGGGGGAAGTGAGTTTATTTTCCATGAAGAAGAGGTAGTATCCCATAACAAAGCCTGATTGTTTTTTGTACCCGCTGTAATGCTAATAGTGGATTTAGTTTTATCCCAGGACAAAGGTAAAGTTGCGTTAATGGTGCTTACTGTATCTGCATTTTTCCAAATAGTGCCATTAAAGGATAGAATTTGACCGTTTGTAGGCGTAGTGGTTGTAACATCTAAAAGTGAGTCTAAGGTTATTTCGCCGTTAACCCACTTTGTGCCGTTGTAGGTTAAAACCTCACCAGACTTAACACTTGTTATTACAACATCATCTAAACCATCTAAAAGTATATTTGGTGCAACTGATGACCATGATTTAGTTGTGTTATTCCAAGTTAAAACATCACCTGTGTTAGTACCCGCAGATAGTGCCACAGTGAGTGTTGTTACTGTGTTAGGTGCAGTACCTGTTGTGTTTGAGGTAATAACAACAGGCGCGGTTCCAACCACATTAGCAGGGTCGCCCTGTGCACCCTTAGCAACTAGTAGATCCCAATTAGCAGTGGTGTTCGGCGTGATGTTTAAGGTGTTGTTAATTTCACAAATATACACCGATCCTAGGTAGTAAACTACCGCGCCCTTGGAGTAGTTTACGGTAGGATCCCATGTGCCGTTCCACTCCATACCTGCGGTGCCATCAGCACCAGCAGGACCAGCTATACCATTTTGTCCACTAGCCCCTAAAAGTGACACACCAGAACCCCACCCAGGTGCTGTTTTAGGCCCAAATAGTATTGGAGCACCTGTACCTGCCATTTGCATGTAAAAGTCGCCAATTACC